TCTTCATTACCTGCTCTTAACATAGAAGATCCTTTGGCTATGTCAGCAGCACCGGAGAAGATACCCATAGGACTATGCTTGTATGTCCATGTCATAGCATTAGCCATGAAGCGAGGGAAAGGAATGACAGTGGAGCCAACAGGCCCTAATGCTTCAATAAGCTTAACGCCGTGAAACAAGACACCTTGTGTAGGCATCTTACTAAACGTAGCTGTCAGAGCTTCATCTGTTGCGTTCTTCAACACATCAAAAGGAATGTTCTTTCCTTGTGACATAACATCATACATGTCAATACCAACTCTACTAAGTTGTTTTTCAACAGAGGCTGTAAAGATGGCCTTCCTAAAGAAAGCATCCTGAGCTACGTTCAGTGTGTTAGCCACTTGTGCAACTTTAGACAATTCACTTGCTTCATTCTCACCTACTGTACGTAGGATACGACCACGTAATGTAGGAGAACCAGCAAGAAGTCTTTCCGCTACATCAGAAGACAAGTTGTTCTGACCTAAATAGAAAGCTGTTCTAACAGCATCATCATAGACACCTTTAAGACCGCCAGTGAAACTTCCAGTTAGTGGCTTACCACTGCCAAGTTCATAGGCTGTCTTACCCATACGATAGAGAGAAGACTCAATGGCTTCAGAAGCTGTTCCAAAAGTAATAACAGTGAGGCCAGAGAAGCCGTTACGAATGGTAGTGGCTACCTGTGACACCATCAAAGCCTTAAGCTCTCTGTCTAAGCGCAAAGACAAGTCATACAAACCAGTGAATGCAGATGTTAGTGTATTGCGTTTACCATACATCAAGTCCACTTCTTTAGCAGCAGCAGGATCAATGTTCTTAAGTTTGTTTTGCAAACGAGCAAGAACAGAATAGGCTTGCAAAGTACGACCAGCATCTCCTGCTGTTGTTCTGTTCATACGAGCAAACTCTTCTGGTGTGACTCCAGCATTAGCTAAAGCATCACGAAGAACAACATCATCAATGTTCTCAATGTTCATAAAAACATTCTTGACAGCATCACTAATCTTTTGCTCACCTTTAGGAGCAAGCTCAGGAACCTGTGACCAAACATTACTTGCAATCTGTGCAGCCTTCTTGTTCACATCATTTCTTATCTGCATCTCAGCAATGGCTGTAGGCTCTCCTTCTTTATTAAGAAGCTTCCGTCCTTCAAAGATGTCATAGGCATCTTCAAGCTGTATCTCTGTTGCCGCTTTAGGCGTTATTTCAATCTTTGGGGGAGGAGGGACAGACACATCCATCTGTGGCTCTATAGGGCCTCTTGCAGCTTGTTGTCGCTGTGCTAATATAGCATCAAGCTCATTCACTGATGTCTTGCCTTTAGCAAGCCTAGCGGCTGTTAACAAGCCACTTGTTTCTAAGGTTCCCCCCACTGCCCCAATAGCTCCAGCAGTGCCTACCTCAGTAAGGTTGATACCTTCAGCAACTTTCTTTTCTTCTGCTGCTAGATTGGTTTCAACTTCTTTAATTTGATCAGATATTTCTTGTTGTTGTTCTGGTGGAAGCTGTGCCACCACTTGCTTAGCTTGTTCAACCTTAGCTCTTGTATCTTTATTAGCAGCGTTTTGTGTTACAAGTTTTCTACGTTGTTCTTGTACATTACCTAAAGCAGCGCCAGTGCCTTCCACAGTGGGAACAGTGAGGGTAGCAGTTGCACCAAGTCTACTGGTGAGTGCTGCTCTAATTCCTTTTGTAGCAGCTTCTTTAACAAAGACATTCTTAGCTACAGTACCAAAACCTAAAGAGATGGCTGTGGTAGGGTCACTAATAACACTTCCCAATGCATCAAGAACAGGGGTAAATCCTTTCTGTCCTTTATCACTGAAGTAGCTGGCAGTGTTGTCAAAGATGTCATAAGCTTTCTTAGCTTTCAACAAGTCTTCTCTACTAGCGTTGTTTAAATACTGTATCTCTTGTGTGCCTGAAATAAGGTTACCAAAAGAAAGCATACGCATGTGGCTAGCCCACCGCTTAACATAATCATCTTTGGTTTCATTAGGAAGCATAGTTCCTTCTTTACCAAACCTAGCTACAGCATAGTCATTAATCGCTTTAAAGTTGTCTTGATTTTCAGATAGATCTTTAAAAGAAAACTGACCTTCCTTAATTTTCTTTTCTCTTTCTAAATTACTAGCAGCAGCTTGAGCACTGCTTTGTTTAGCTGTCTCTAAAAGAGAAAGCTTAGGCGTAGGCGTAGGCGCAGGTGTAGGAGCAGCAGCCTCTGCTGTTACAGCATCAGCAGGAGGCTTCCAGCCACCAGTGGAGGGAGCAACAGTGGCTTCTACAGCATCAGAAGGAGGAGTCCATGCCATGTTTATTTCTTACCTTTAGTGTAGGTTTTACCATCAGGGCCTATTATTGTTTGCCCCGGCTTAAGAGTGGCCCACTTATCGTCAAACTCTTTAGGTGTGGGAAGCTTCTGTGCTGCTGGCGGTGGCTTAGCAGGTGCAGGTGCTGCTGGTGCAGGTGCAGGTGCTGCTGGTGCAGGTGCAGGTGCTGCTGGTGCAGGTGCAGGTGCTGCTGGTGCAGGAGCTGCTGGTGCAGGTGCTGCTGGTTTAGCAGGTGCTTCAGGAGAAGGTGTAGCTACTCTTGGATTTGCTGGAAGCCTTGCTATACCGGATTTTTTATCTATAACAAAACCAATAGAAAGTAAGGCAAGCGCATGTGCTTCAGATCTTGGTACACCATTTTCAGTGTATTTTTCGAAGACAGCTTGTCTTCCTGCATTTACGCCTCTATCGTAGTCTGCTGTTTTAGTCATGGATGTAACACTAGTTGTTTGACTACCGTCTGCGTTGGTAGTAATAGTGAAAGAACCAGCAGGAACATTTGTAGTGATAGCAGCAACAATAGCTCTAGAGGCTGCTACCTGTAAATTTGTAGCAGTGATTTTCTCTACATCTGTTTCTTCTTTATCAAGCAGTTTTTTACGTTGCTCCAACTCAGCAGTTAATGCTTTTGCTTCAGGCATGTTTTTATTCTTCTTAGCAGCAATGATGCGAGTGGTTAGGTCAGTTCTAATATCATTCTCACTTATTTCATTAGTGCCTGTCTTCATTAAAGCTTTTCTTTCTGTTAGCTTTTTCTCTAAAGCTTTACGCTCAGGACTATCTGGGGAAAGCCCTTGTATTTCAGTAACCATATTAGAAAGTATCTTCTCATTGGTCAAGGCTTCTGTGCTTCCTAATGATTTAACCAAAGTAAACTGTGCTAGTTTTTGAGTGGATACTTTTAAAGCAACATCTTTGTCTGCACCAGTAGGAAGTTGTTGAGCCTTGACAACCTCAAGCTTAACTTTGTCATACTCAGCATCAAATGTTTTCTGAGACAAAGCACCCAAATTAAATTTAGCTGTAGAGGTGACAGAAGGTTTGTATGTCATAGCTGCTCTAAGCTGGTCAGGTGTGACACCTAAAGGAGAAACAATACGATTAAGTTCTGCTTCTCCAGTACCTGCTGTAAGCCGCTGCGCCCACGATAAATTCTCTGCTGCTTTTACTGGAGCAGCTTCTGCTTTCTTAATGTCATACAACTCATTAATCTGAGTCTTAAAATCTTTACCTGTATTCTTAGAAGCCACAGTGACAAAGTCAGCAAACTTAATTATTGTAGGATCAAAGTCTGCTTCCTGTGCTCTCTTTTTAAACACAGCCATAGCTTCTGGATTTTTAGCAGCTTCTACTAAGTCATCATCTGATGCTTCTGGATAGTAAGCTTTCATAAATTCTACGTCTGCTGCCATTTTATTAGACAGTTCTTTAGACTGTTTATCCACTTCCATATATGTCTTTAACATGGTAGAAGCCTGAGCAGCAGCTAGATCCTTAGCATTCTTCTTCTCTGTTTCAATCATAGAAGTGGCTTGTGTTGCTGCACCTCCTAGAAAAGCAGTTAAAGCTGAAGCCATATTACACCATCTCTTTCTGTTTACGTGCCATCAAACCTACAGGCTTAGCTGTCTCCACTTCTTCCACCACTGCCTCAACTTTTTCCATAGCTTTTTGTACAGCCATTCTAGCAACACGTGCAGGAACAACTGTTTGTCTTTCTACATCATCAGGATAAATAGTGTATTCAATTTTCTGTGCTGCACTAATAGAGATAAGTATTTCTATAATGACAGGCATAACAAGAATACCAGCATCCAGTGTGTGCAGTCCTTCAGAAACATTATTAAGCATAATAGATTCAGCAATGACAGCCAAAGGCACTTGTGTCTCTAAAGCATCCAATGTATACACTGTGGTGTCTGGGTTGGAGAACATATCTAAATAGCGTTGAGCTACGTCAGAGATGTTTGTAAGTTGTGGGGGTTGTTGCCAAGGTCTGCTCTTTTCAGGAGCAGTCCAAGAGATACCCGGAGCTACAGGAGTGATGACATCTGTTGGTGTTAGTTTACTTTTTTTCATTCAAAAACCCTTCTCTAGCTTCTCTTATTCCTTGAACAATGTCTGCAATGGTTTTCACATTCATCTCTTCTTTCTTTGTTTCTTCTGTAGGTTTTTCTTTAGCAGCAGCAAAGCCTACACCTTTTCTTTTAGGTGCAGAAGATGGTGTGTTAGAAGAGATGAGTGCTTCTATTTTCTTCATATAAGATTTAAAGTGTTTCATAATTTACTTATCCAGCAATCTTTTTATATAAGTCATACAAACTATCTAAGCCAGTTTTTCCAGCCGTTCCACCTGTGGTTAATAGTGCCACAGACAACGACCCCATAGCAGCATAGAAAGCACTATCAGCTTCTGAATCAGCAGCATACTTTGTTGCATTAGTTGTGAGTGTTGTCTTAGAAATTTCGTTTGCTCTCATTTTATCATTATCAGTAGTTTTCCAAGCTTGTTCAATCTTATCACGATAGGTTTGAGAAAGCTGAGCGTAAGTCGAAGCAGACAACTCTGTAGCATTTTTGGCATTAACGGCAGCCATAGCATTCACTTCTCTTGTGTTTGCTGTAGAAATGTCTGCCAACACTTTAGCATTTGCTATATTAATTTGTGTACTTAAGTTTGCATTAAACTCTGCTCTATCGTTTGCCTCCTGAGCATTAAACTTTAAAAGCTCATCAGCAGAAGACTTATTAAATATAGCCACTTTGTTTCTTTCTGCTGCACTATATTGAGAAGCAGAAAGAGCAAGCTGAGCATTTATTTTATCAGCTTCTAAAGCATTGGCTGCATTAGTTGCTTTTGCTGCATTAGCAGCAGCAGTGTCTGAGATGATGGAGTCAGCAATTTCCTTAGCTTTAAACAAAGTTGTTTGTTGTCTATTGTCTAAGTTTTTTACATCCATAGTCAAGAAAGCTTTAGCATTCTCTACAGCCACTTGTTGTCTATTATTTAGATTAGTTGTTTCTAAGTTAGCAATCTGTGCTGTCTTAGCTAACACCAGTGCTTGTCTGTTAGACAAGTTCTGTAAATCCATTGTGCTTGTTAAACGTGCGTTCTCTAAAGCAATGGTTACATCAGCAGTAAAATTTTTATCAGCAATGTCTGCAATACGTGCAGCATTCAATACTTTAGTTTGGAAGTTTTGATCAAACTCTTGTCCTAAGAATTTAGCTCTTTGTTCTCCCAACAAAATTGCTGTTTGTTGTCTGTTAGACAGGTTCTGTAAACCCATCTGTTCAAACACTTTAGCATCAGCAGCAGCAATAGGAAGAGCAACTTCTAATGTGGCTTGAACAATGGCTTGTCCTGCTATGCTGCTAGCACCTAGTCCTCTGGCAGCAAGTTGTGCTGTTACACCACGCATAGAAGCAGCAGCCCACGGAGGTGGATTACCAGCATCAAAGTTTGTTAATAGTTTATTAAGCTGACCTTGTGTAGTCATGTCTTCTGTGACAGTGCCTTGAGCAGCTTGTGTCTTAGCTAGAGCAGCTTCAACTGCTGTTTGATCTACAGCAGATCCACTAACAAGCTCACCTGTCTGTAATGTTCTATCTGCTACATCTTTAACAAGTGTAGCTGTTCCCTGTGCTGCTGCTTCTTTACCTACTTCTGTCTTAGTTGGATCAACAGTGGCTGCTGTTGCTAGAGCTTTTTCAGATACAGTGCCTTGTTCTGCTTTTACACCAGTGAGACTTTCGGCAAGTTTTGTTTGTGCAGCATCTGCCACCATCTTCTCTTCTGTCACTCCTGCTGGAGCAGCTACACCTTCTGCTACTGCATCCTTAGTTACAACAGCTTGTTGAGTAGTTCCTGCTTTATCAGCAGCGGCTAACATGTTTGATGTGACAGCCGTTTGTTGTGTTGTAGCTTGTGTTGCTGTAGGTGTGGTGGGAACAACATCACCCCCCTCTGCAAAACTTCTTTGTCCTCTGGTAGAAGCATCTCTAGACGCTAACATTGTACCTAAGGCAGCAAAAGCTGATGTTAAATCAAGAGGTTCTTTTTCTGCGGGTTTGTTTTCTTCTTCTTTTGGTTCGTCTTCTTTTTTATTTCTGTCTAATAATTCTTTAGTCGTGTATGCTTCAGTTAAAGAAGGAGCACCAAAGACACCAAGCTCACTCACTGTTCCACCACCAAAAGCTGAGGCAGTGAGTCCTTGACCGCCTCCCATTGAAGCTAAGTTGGGAGCAGATGTTAAACTCATTCCTGTACCAGCACCCATACCACCTGCACCTGCGGCTGCACTAGAGGTGAGAGCAGAGGAAGAAGGAGCCGCTAAGCTTAAACCCTCACCCGCTGCGGCTTGCAGTCCTAAACCAGAAGATGCTCCAGAGCTAAGAGAATACATACTGGAGGAAGCAGGAGGTAGAGCCATTGTTTCTACACCAAGCATACTACCGCTTGTCACTGGAGCCGTTGTAACTAAAGAACCAGAAGACACACCTGAATATGCCCCTGTCCCTGCTGCTTGACTAGAGGCAGCAACACTTGTGCTTGTACCAGCAGCACCACTACCACCAGCAACACTACCAGCTTCAGCAGCATAGGCGGCTGATCCCGGCCCACTAGTGTAATAATATCCTGTATATATGGCAGCAACAGCTATGACAGTTGTCCAACCACCGGGTATAACGTCTCTTACTGTTTGATCAATCCACTCACCAGCATTTCCAAGCTCCTCACCTACCCAATTAACAGTATCTTCTATTAACTTACCGCCACTTGAAGCTGCATCGTCAACAAAGGTAAGATCAAGTCCGGTGGCCTGTTTTAAAAGGCCAAAAAGTCCATGTGGCTTAATCTTTCTATCGCCAATATGTTTAAAAGCATCTTCAGGAAGAGTTGGAATACCTAAGAGATGATAAGCATTGTCGTGTCTCATACCAAAACCTTCCAATCATAACGAGGAACATCCGAGGCTGTTACAGCAACACCTATCTTTTTAAGTAAGGTGACGACACTAGATCCACCTTCTTTAAAAAATCCGTACATAGCCTTCACTTCTCCGTCCCTTATCTTATTCATTAAAGATAACATTGATACAGCCAGTTTTTCAGGAGAGTCTGTGGAATAAAAGTTAAACTCAACAATGTATGGCTTTATCTTTCTTAATATCACCACTGTATTATTTTCTTGAAGCAAGGCCAAATCACCAAGTTTTCCTAGTTTTTCAATGGCAGAAAGTTCAAGCATTGGGTCAAGACCATACGTCTTTGTGTGCTCTGTAATAATTTGAGAGGCTTTCATTTTATTAGCCACCACTTGACCACCCTTTGCATAACCAGTGACACTGCCACCCTTCGACATCTTCTCTGTCACCTTAGAAGATATCAAAGAATATTTCTTTGCTTCTGCTGGTGTTGACATCAAGAACTCATCAAACATATGCATAGGCCCGTTATAGCCCATCTTTCTAGCTACAACTTCTTTTTGTGTTGCTGTAAAATTTTCTTTCATTTCTTTAATGCCTTATACAAATATTCTAAAAACTGTTGATTATCTTTTAATGTTGCTATCAATCCTGTCGTTATACAATACACTTGTCTCTCACTCATGTTAAGCTGCATTGCAACATCTATTGCATGCACCACTTCGTGTAAGACAGTGTCTGTCTCTAGTAAAGGAGGTTGTCCATTCCTTATATGTATCTTCAAATTATCGTTGTCACAATTTCCTACAAGGTCTTTTAAATCATCTAAGAAGAAAACTTCATATTCTCTTCCTATTATATTTATATTTTTAAAAGACATTATATCACCTGCTAAGCAACAAGTCCATTTAAATATACCGTCTTACCATTTTGTTTAGTTGCTGTCAACTCTTGCTTCTTCAGATTTTTAGGGTCGTAGGAAACATGAACCCACCCGCTGTCAGGAATACCGGGAGTGTAAAATTCTAATATAAGCTGTGTATATTCTAAATTGTCCATAATCCATTGAGCCAACTCAGCATTAGCTACACCGGGTATTTCTATATCGGCTGCTTGGCCCTTGCAATGGTCTGAGGTTTTTGATCCATTCACCGCTGCATTACTTTCAGGAGAGCGATAGGCACTATTACACTTCACACCTTTTTTATAATGGTCTCTAATTGGTTGCAACACTTTCTCACAAAGTATTTTTAAAGAAGCCTCTGCTTCAGGTGTGGGAGTATTATCTAAGCCCAGCCTAAGGGCTGTGTCACTCTTACTAAGCTCATGTAAGGAGAAGTTAGCGGATAGTTGGGTCATTTATTTTTTCCTTAATTTCGTTATATTGATTTATACAAATATTTAATTTACGTATTGCTGTATCTCCCTCTGCTGTTATAGCGATAAGAGATTCAGCAACTTTTCTGTCAAGTTCGGCACGTGTTTCTCCTGCGTCACTTCCGCTGGTAGGGGCGGCATCTGTGGTGGGTTGTACACTACAGTTGGTGGCTTGGGTGGCGACAGGGATGAACAGCTTACGCTCACCAGAGCTAACAGCAACACGGAGATCAGTAATTTTCTTTTGGGCATTTTGTTCATTTTTTCTTAATGTTTCAGCATATGTAGTTGCTACGGTGAGTAGTTGTGCTTCGGTGTTTCGTGCTATATAATTAGCTTCAACCACTTCTAAAGCTGTCTCTACTCCTTTGTCGTAGCCACCTTTCCAGTAGCCTCCACCAAAAGCAGAAACAAACAAAGCTACACTCAACAACAAATTACGCATCAGTGGTTTTTCCCCTGACATAAGCTTGAGCAGCCATGAATGCTACAACAATGGTTCCCATAGCAGCACAATAGGTTGTGGCTAATCCATTCAAAGCATTCACTTTCTCTAGCGATACAAAAGCAGAAGCAAGATAGGTTATGACAACAGGAGGAAGCACTAAAGCAGCCCACGCCATAATGCGTTGCTGGTCTTGCATCTTGTCCATATTCTCAATCATCAACATACGTTCTGACTTAGCCAACTCAGCGTCAGTGATGACACCATCATGATCAGTGTCAAAAGCGTTGTACGTAGAGTCTTTCTCTAATTGCTTATTCATTTTTTTGTTTCCTTTCTTTCTGTTCAAGTTGTCTTCTTAACTTTTCAACTTTCTCAATCTGTACTTTTGAGTCGTGTTTTACTTCTAAAACATCAAGGTATAAAAAGCCTAGTAGTGGAAGTAACAACGCTATCAATACACAAGCTGCTATCCATCCCATTATGTCCTCGCCAGTTTGCCTACGAATAGAAGCCACATCCAGAGGTATACTATAAGGATTAGAGACATTACGAGATATGTTGACTTTTGCTGGAAGTCTCTTTTTTCCTCCCGCTGTTGCCATTGTTTATACCTCTCTTGAGCCTCTTGTTTAAGTCTAGCTTGTTCTTGTTCCTCTTGAATTACTTCTCTCATTTCAAACACAGAACTATATAAAGCACCCATCTCTGGAGGACTTTGATACACCATTGTTTCTCTTATGGTGATTTCTAATTCAGCCATTTGCTGCTGTGCCATCACTCTATTAAGAGCAGCCTCCATATGATTTTGAGTAGGCTCGTATATGTTTTTAGACTTATCCTCTTCTTCTCTTATATGTGCAGCTAGTTGTTCTTGAATTTTAAAAAACTCTGTTAAGTTTTTGACAATGTCAACTTTAACTTGAGTTTCATTAACAGCAACATACTCAGCTTTTTTAGTTTTAGCCACAGATTTTTTAATTTGTGGCTTAGGTTTGCTACCAAAGAAACTAAGAAGTTGTTGCCAAAATCCATGCATTTCTTTGCCAATGGCAACAACCTCATTAGCAGTGTTCTTAATTTCAACAAAAGATTCTTTGGCTTGTTTATAAAGCTCACACCCAGCTTGTATGTTCTTGACAAGACCTGCTGCAAGTAGACAAAGGCTGATTGGATCAATCTTAAACTCCTATGAGTTTCTTTAAAAACTCAGCAGCAACGCCGGGGCCAAACAATACAGCCACCATTACAGCATACAAAAGATATTCAATCTTAGTTATTCGCTTATCGCTAGCTTCAAAAGATGATTGAATTGCAGCATACCGTTCAGCACAGATTTTTTCGTGTGAGGCTAGATTAGCCTCAACTTCTGGAACCATTTTAAAATCAATCATGCTGATGTCCAAGGCACTCCTGTTGCCGTCACTGGATTCTTTTGCAATTCAATCTGACTTGCAAGGCTTGCTTCTACTGCGTCCTTGTCTACCCCATTAGCCCATATCCAATCAAGCACTTCTGCTTCTGTAACGCTGGCGTAGGGGATGGCTGGCGTAGCAGTAGCAAAGCCACAAGTGCTGTAAACAGAGGCTGTGTAGTCTCCATCTACTGCTGTTGCTGTCCAGTGGGCGGTTGTTATAAATCCATCTGCGGTCAGATAGTCTGTTTGTGTAATTTTCCAAGTTGTTGCCATGATTACTCCTGATTAACCTAAACGATAAAGAACAAAAGTGTTTGCCGCTGTTCTGCGGATTCGGAATTGAGCAGAAACACCTGTTGCAATGGTAAGCGTACCCAATGATGTAACGCCTGTGTTTACAGCCATTGTGACTGTGCCAGAGGCTGTGTTGACAACATAGAAGTCATAGCTGATGTCTGTATTACCCCATGTTGCCAGCGTTTCCAAAGTCGTACCCAAAGGCATTGTCAGCGTGAAAGTAGTGCCTGTAGTGCTAATAATTTGCGTTTGGATGTTGGCGTTAGTCAGCGTAGCTGCTGCATTGAGGGACGCAGGGGCAGGCGCATATTTCATAACTGCGCCATCAGACATTTGCAAATTGCCAGCTGCGTCAATACGAGCTCGTTCATTATTGTTGGTAGCAAACACCAATGGATATGCACCCTCAGACCATAAAACGCTTGCATATGCTGAAGAGCCAAAAGTTGTACCCGCAGAATTTTCCCTGCCAATGTGAAAATTACCGCCAGTATTTCCTGCGGCATAGTAAACAGCGTTAGTTCCTGTTGTTGAAGAAAGGAAAGCAATGGCTGTTCCTGTTGCCGCCGCTATATCAAGCGTTCTTGTTGGAGAAGTAACCCCAATACCAAGACGACCAGACGCATCAAGCGTCATTGCTTGGGTGAAGGTAGCGGTTGTTGCTGCTGTGCCAGATGGGGCGTTGAACCAAGCGTGAGTACCAGTATCTTGTGCGTAATAAGTAGCATAGTTGCTGGTTAAATATATAAAGTTTGTTCCGTTGTTATAAGTGTTTGTGCTGAATCTAATTGTGGTGTTTGCAGGATTCCCCCAGATGGCACTGTAGTTTATTTGCAGTGCTTTAAAGCTACTACCCCAAGCACTAGGCGTAACACCTAATCCAAAATTTCCAGACGTATCAAGGCGTGCTTGTGTTGTGCCATTTATTGAAAAAAGTAAAGGGCTATTTGTTACTGTATTTAAAAAAGCCCCCGTGCCGCCAACTGCATAAACTTCTAAACTTGCTGTTCCATCAGCAGATGTAGATTTAAATATTCCACCTCCAGTGCTAGACTTTCCTTTTACTTCAATAGTTGTGTAGCCTGTATAAAAGGTGGGACTTGTAGTCCCTATACCCACATTACCGCTGGAGTCGATACGCATCTTTTCTGAATTGTTTGTGTAAAAAACAGCGGCAGTGGTATCAGAACCAAAAGCAGGTGCGGTTGAACCCGAACCGCTCGTAGAGTTTCCAATACGCAATAAAGCAATAGTGCCATCGCTCCTGTAAATACGAGATGCAATAGTAGAACCAACTCCTGTTGATTGAACATCTAAAGGAAATGAGGGTGTAACACCTATACCCACATTACCAGCAGAGTCGATTGTCATGCGTAGTGTGTTAGAGCCACCTGTTGTCTTTGTATAAAATAAAAGCGACCCAGTGTCTGCGTTTGCAGTCGATACAGCATTTATTGCCGCTGTTTCAGTTAGTGTGCCAGCATTGCTATGTCTAAATGCAATCTGATTTCCTACTGCTCCAGTGTTGTCTCTGTCTAAACGCAGCATATCGCCAACATTACCAAATACATGAAGTCTTCCAGCGGGCGAAGCAGTACCAATACCCACATCTCCATCACTGTCGATACGCATCTTCTCTACGCCAGCCACGCCAAACTGCATGGCTTCATTTGTTTGGTCGTATTTAACAAAACCATTTGCGCCGCCAGTGTT